TGGTGTGACGTTTAACGGTAGACAAATCTACGACGAAGCGCAGGCAGAAATCACTAAACTAGAAGAAGAGATGATCAGCAACTACAGTCTGCCTGTAATGGATATGATTGGTTAGCACTAGCTAATTATACTGTAAAACTAGGAATTGTACATGGCTACAAACCCATATTTTGATAATTTTTATAACTCGCCTGAACAGAATCTTATCGAAGATCTGATTATCGAGTCTATTAAAATATATGGACACGATGTTTGGTTCTGTCCGCGTACAGTCGTGGCGCGCGATAATGTCTTTAATTCTGATGCCCTTTCACAATATAATGATTCATATCAAATTGAGATGTACATCAAAAATGTTGAAGGATTTGAAGGAGAAGGTGATTTCCTATCGCGATTTAATATCCAAATACGAGATCAGATTACATTTACAGTTGCCAATAAGAGATATAATGAGGTCATCGGTGATTACGAAGATTCACCGCGGCCGAAAGAAGGTGATATCATTTACTTCCCTCTTACTGAAAAAATATATCAAATCAAGTTTGCAGAACACGAAGCTCCCGTCTTCTATCAGATGGGTGCGTTGCAGTGTTATGATTTGATCTGTGAACAGTTCGAATATAGCGGCGAAGATTTAAATACTGGTGTTGATGCAATTGATTCACTCGAAGCGAAATATACTGTCGTAGCAGATGCTGATGATGGTGTTACATATGATGCAAACAATAATGTAATCATAGATGCAAATACTGGTAGGCCTCTGGGTGTAGTAACTGATTGGCAACCAGATGACGTGTTTAATGATGGCGGTACATTCGAAACTTTGGCTGATGGATTCATCGACTTCTCAGAAGCAGATCCATTTAGCGACGACGGGCGATACTAATGTTTGGAAGAACTTTTTACCACGATACATTAAGAAAGTATGTCATACTTTTTGGCACACTCTTTAATGATATTTGGATCAATCGCCCTGATAATTCAGGTAATGTTAAGCAGTCACTAAAGGTACCACTTTCGTATGGACCAAGAGAAAAATTCTTGGCTCGTATTGATGGTATCGATAGTAACAGAGATCCACAAGAAAATCCATTCTCTATCGTTTTGCCGAGAATGGGATTCGAGATTACAGGATTCAATTATGCTCCAGAAAGAAAACTGCCTACACGTAATAGCTTCGTTACTACTGTTACCGATGACAATACTAAAAAGAAACATGTCTACAATCCGGTCCCGTATGACATTAATTTTTCACTTTCTATTTTCGTAAAGAATACAACAGACGGCACACGAATCATCGAACAGATTTTACCATTCTTTACACCTGAGTGGACATCGACTATTCAACTCGTCGACGATGCACCTATCGATATTAAACTCGATATCCCATTAGTTTTAACTGCAGTCAATCAAGACGATGTATATGAAGGCTCATTCGAAGAGAGAAGAGCACTGATATGGCAGTTAGATTTTACAATGAAAGGTGTGTTCTTCGGACCTGTTTATAAGCAAGAGATAATCAATCTAGCTAATACACAAATTTTCGATGCTACATTATACGATGATATTACTCTCGCGCCAGATGGATTAGATCCTGATCTTGATGTTGCAGCTAGAATCGTAAATCAACCGGGATTATTAGCTAATAATACACCGACAATATATACTAGTTTAAATAGTGAACAAGCAACAGCTGTCGCAACAATTACAGATGGCGCTGTGACTGCTATATCTCTTACTAATGATGGTGTCGGATATAGCGCAGCAACTGTTACTATTTCGGGCGGAGGCGGAGCAAACGCAACAGCAACAGCTGTTATTGATAATTCAGATTCTGTATCTGAAATACTTATTACTAGCGGCGGCACAGGTTATACGAGCACACCTACAGTGACTATTTCGGCTCCTGATCTTGTATCACTTGATGCCGATCAAATTGCAGCTAACTCAGACTTCGGACTTGCTGTTACTATAGATGATCCATGGCCGGATCAGTGAAGGATAAAGACATGAAAGATAATGCACAACTCGATGACATTTTAGATGTCAAATCAACAACGATTATTGAAATCGATGATGATAAGCCATTACCTACTACATATCGTCCATCTCTACATGAAACTGATAAAGAAGTAGAGAACGATACCAAATATGTCCGACAAAATTTCTATGATCTGATTGAGAAAGGACATAGCGCTATCGACGAATTACTTGCTGTAGCAGATCAATCACAACATCCACGAGCATACGAAGTACTCGCTACGATGATTAAGACGATGGGCGATATGAACAATGATCTATTAGGCATGCATGAGAAAAAACAAAAGCTCACCGGGGAGAAACCAGAAGACAAGAAGGAAACAGTCAACAACAATCTTTTTGTGGGCTCAACAAGTGAGCTTCTAAAGTTGATGAATAAAGATGGCGACTGATATTCAGGATATTATTGACTACCGTTCGTATCTCGGTAATGTCAATCTTAAAAGAAAAGGCGTAACGATCGAGTGGACCGAAGAGATGGTCCAAGAATTCGTGAAGTGTGCTAAAGATCCAATATATTTTGCTGAGAAGTATATACAGATCGTACACGTTGACCACGGACTCATACCGATTACATGCTATGACTATCAAAAAGAAATCATCGAAAAAACCACAAATAACCGACGAGTATGTGTGGTTACAAGCCGCCAAGCGGGTAAGACAACGACTGCTGTCTGTCTTATACTTCATTACATTCTTTTTAACGATCATAAGCTTGTCGCTCTTCTCGCAAATAAAGGAGACGCTGCAAGAGAAATATTGGATCGTATCAAGACGGCTTATGAAGCTCTTCCTAAGTGGTTGCAACAAGGTGTCATCGAATGGAACAAAGGATCCGTAGAATTTGAAAACGGATCAAAGATCATTGCAGCAGCCACTTCATCATCCGCAATACGAGGTAAATCAGTATCTTTTCTGTATATCGACGAGACAGCTTTCGTAGAAAACTGGGACGAATTTTTTGCTTCGGTCTTTCCTACAATTTCTTCTGGTACGTCAACCAAAATTCTACTCACATCGACACCGAACGGTCTAAATCACTTCTATAAGACGTGCGAAGGAGCGAAGGCGGGTAAAAACGGTTATGAGTTTGTTCAAGTCATGTGGACTGATGTACCAGGTCGTGATCAAAAATGGTACGATGAAACACTCGCAGCAATGGATTTTGATACTGAGAAGTTTGCTCAGGAAATGGAATGCGAATTCCTCGGCTCGTCAGGCACATTGATTGCTGGTTGGAAGCTCAAGCAACTTGTATATAAAGAGGCCGTAAAAGAAGTAGGCGGCATTGTAGTATACGAAGAACCAAAGACAGAAGGCAACTATGTAATAGTAGTCGATGTGAGCAGAGGCAAAGGTTTAGACTACTCAGCTTTCCAAGTCATCGACATCTCACAGATGCCATACGTACAGGTTGGTGCATATCGTAATAATATGATCACACCAGTCGATTATGCTGCCGCTGTACACGCTGCCGCAAAGTATTTTAACGATGCTAATATACTCGTTGAAGTCAATGATATAGGAGAACAAGTAGCTGGTATCATTTTTGAAGAATATGAATATGAAAATATGTTGCTTACTGAAAATAACGGGCGAGAAGGTAAGCGCCTATTATCTGGTGTAGCAGGATTTAATGGTAAGGCAGATAAAGGTATACGTACTACAAAGTCTGTCAAGTCAATTGGTTGTTCTATGATCAAACTGTTGGTTGAACAGAATCAATTGATCATTAATGATTTCGAAACTATTAGAGAGATGTCGACTTTTAGTCAGAAGGGAACATCATACGAAGCAGAACCAGGTAATCATGACGATTTGATGATGTGTTTGGTACTCTTCGGTTGGCTTTCTAATCAGAGATTTTTCAAAGAACTCACCGATATAAATACGGTTATCAACCTCAAAGAAATGAATGAGGAAAAAGTGTTCAGTGAATTGGTACCATTTGGAATGATAGATGACGGTCAGAACGAATTCGAGGACCCTAAACCGGTCACCGCTAGGGGTAATGACTATAGTTGGTTACTTTGAAATATCGGTTATTATAAATAAAAGTACGATCTTACATAATTAAAATAATTTAGGGAGAACAAAAATATGCCTTTTCAATTAAGCCCAGGCGTTAATGTTACAGAGATCGATCTGACCACTGTAATCCCTGCAGTTGCCACTACTGAC